AATGTAAACGAAGTAGATGTTCAACCTAATGCAGTTGATTTGCGTTTAGGTAAGGTCTTTAAGATCAAGAATGAAACATTTGCTTTGTGTGAGGACTATAAGGTCCATAGAGGTTCTGAAGAATTACTTCCAGATGAGGAAGGGTTCTGGCAGCTTGAGCCAGGCACATACGAAGTCGTAATGGAAAACATTATTGAGATTGGTGAAGGTGAAGCTGGTTGGGTTATCACTAGGTCAACGTTGAACCGTAATGGTATATTCTTAACTTCTGGTCTCTATGATTCAGGCTATCATGGTGTTATGGCTGGTGCCATGCATGTTACAACTGGTCCACTAACCATTCGGAAGAATACAAGAATTGGTCAGTTCCTACTATTCAAGGCTGAGAGTTTGCATAAATACAATGGTAGTTATGGTCTAAACAAAGAGCATGATAAAAAGTATGGTGTATGATTTGATTGAACATGATAGTGCGATTCTTGATCAAGAGTTAAAACTATTTGATTTTGAAAACCCTCCTGTGGATCCTTTAGAGCTTGCCAAGAATCTTCTTGAGACAATGCGTCACCACAGAGGTATAGGGTTATCAGCAAACCAGGTTGGTCTTCCATATAGAGTATTTGTAATGGAAGGTGAGCCTCCCTTTGCTTGTTTTAATCCAAGAATTGTGGATGTGTCAGAAGAAGTTGTCTCTCTACCTGAAGGCTGCCTTTCCTATCCTGGCGTCAATATTCCAATTAAAAGGCCGGCACATGTAAGAGTGCGGTTCACAGCACCAGACGGCAATACAATGACTAGGAAGTTCACTGGAATGACAGCTAGAGTATTCCAGCATGAATATGATCATTTACAAGGAGTCAACTTTCTTAGAAAGATGCACCCAGTCCATAAGGAAAAGGCACTAAGACAGTTGAAAAAGTATACACGTTATTTGAAAAATAAGCAGAGGTAATTATAATGAACATTAAGATTATTAAACTAGTGAATGGTGATGAAATCATTTGCGACCTAGAAGAGACAAAAACAAAATTAAAAGTTAAGAAGCCACTGCTTCTTGCATTCCAAGAAAACCGTTTAGTGTTTGTTCCATTTATGCAGTATACGAACGCAACGGAAGGTTTTGAACTAAGCAATGCCAGCGTTCTATTTGTAACTAACCCAGTTGATTCATTGGTTAATGATTATCAAATGGCCACTAGCCAAATCCTAACGCCACCAGGTGCTAACCAGAAAAAGAAAGGTGGCATTTTACGAGCAGTGGAGTAATAATCAATGGAAATTAAAATTGAAGTAGAAGAGTTGCGTAAACGAACGTTGTTTGTAGCAACTCCAATGTACGGTGGCCAGTGCCATGGTAACTATACACGGTCGATGTGTGATCTAACAGCATTGTGTGTTAAGTATGGCATCAACATGAAAGTGTATTACTTGTTCAATGAATCATTAATTACTAGAGCACGTAACTATTGTGCTGATGAGTTTATGAGAACAGAGTATACACACTTAATGTTTATCGACTCTGATATCGGATTTGATCCCAACGATGTTATTACATTGTTGGCACTACAGTCAGATGAATCACCATATGATATCATCGGTGGTCCATATCCTAAGAAGTGTATCTCTTGGGAAAAGGTAAAGCAGGCTGTTGACAAGGGTGTAGCAGACGAAAATCCAAACTCACTTGAGCAGTTTGTTGGCGATTATGTGTTTAATCCTGTAATGGCTAAAGAAGGTCCAACTCAAATCAAGTTGAGTGAACCAGCTGAAGTGCTTGAGATTGGTACAGGGTTTATGATGATTCGCCGAAAGGTATTCGAAAAGTTCAGAGATGCTTATCCATACCAGTCGTATAAGCCAGACCATGTTCGTACGGCTCACTTTGATGGCACAAGAGAAATCTTTGCTTTCTTCGATACACCAATCGATGGTAAAAGAATGTACATGGGAGCTGAGCTAAGAGCATTTTTGGATGCCAATCCAGATGCCACAGCTGATGATATTGTGAAGTTCGTTGATTCACCTGATAATACACTGCTCAGACAATATTCGAAGAGATATCTGTCTGAAGACTATATGTTCTGTCAGTGGGTCCGTAATATGAATATGAAAGTTTGGTTGTGCCCATGGATGCAATTGAACCACACTGGATCTTATACGTTTGGGGGTAGCTTAGCTGCTCTAGCATCTGTTGGTGCTGCTGCAACAGCTGACGTCTCTAAGATCAGAAAATAAACTGAGGTAATTTTATTATGGCATTTGATAAGCAAAAAGTGAAAAGCGTTCTTATTGAAGTTTCAAATTCAATGACTCGCATCGAAGCTGAGAAGGAATTCATTAAGGATGCAATTGATGCAGCATCCAAGATCCATGAAATTCCTAAGAAGACATTAAACAAGATGGCAAAGGTATTTCATAAGAATAACTACGCTCAGGAGTTGTCTTCCATTGAAGAATTTACTACAATGTATGAAAATATTGTAGGTTCTGAGACTAAGTGATAAAGGACAATTTATATTATGAAAATTTCTACACAGACCTTACAGGTCTTAAAGAACTATGCTTCAATTAATCCTAATCTATTGGTTAAGCAGGGAAGTGTACTAAGCACAATCAGTACAAATAAAAATATATTTGCTAAAGCAAGTGTGACGGAGTCCTTCCCGACTCCGTTTGCTATCTATGACATGCAGCAGTTTCTGGGTGTTGTTAGCATCTTTGAAGATCCTGATTTTACATTTGGCAACAATGCAGTTACGATATCATCTGGCAATAGATCAGTGGAGTATATGTATGCTGCTGAGCAGATGGTTGTTGCTCCATCAGATACCGTTGCTCAGAAGATTGCTGTTACAAATCCTGAGATTACGTTTGATCTTCCAGCTCAGACGCTAAACGAAGTAATTAAGTCTACAGCTATCCTCCAACTCGACAAGATCAATATTGTAAGTAATAATGGCACTGTCAATGTTGTTGTTGCCGATCCAAAGAATCCATCATCTAACAAGTTCTCTGTTAATGTTGGCGGTGCTGCAAACACAGACCTTACAATGGTCTTTGCTGCAGAAGTGATGAAGTTCATTCCTGGTGATTATAAGGTTAACATTTCATCATCCGGTATTGGCTCATTCAAGAATGATAAGCTTGATCTAGAATACTTTGTAATGGCTGACGTTAAGCCTAAGAGAAAGGCTTAATCCATGTTGGAAGAAGTATTGTGGGTTGAAAAATATCGTCCTCGAACTGTAGCTGATTGTATCCTACCACAAGAGCTAAAGAAGACATTCCAAGCGTTCATCGATAGTGGTACGATTCCTAACCTACTACTAACTGGTACTCAAGGTACTGGTAAGACTACTGTTGCTCGTGCTATGTGTGAGCAGCTAAGCTGTGACTATATCATCATTAACGGATCGATGAATGGTGGTATTGATACACTACGAAATGAGATCCAACAGTTTGCTAGCACTATGTCTTTTAGTGGTGGCAGAAAGATGGTAATCCTGGATGAGGCTGACTACTTGAATGCTCAGTCCACTCAACCAGCTTTGAGAAACTTTATGGAAGAGTTCTCAAGGAACTGTGGATTCGTTCTTACCTGTAACTTCAAGTCTAGAATCATTGAACCTTTGCATTCTAGATGCTCAATTGTAGAATTCAAGATTCCACCCAAGGAGAAACCTGTACTAGCGGGTGAGTTCTATAAGAGAGTTCTTAATATCTTGAGTACAGAGGGAATTGAGTATAATAAGAATGTGGTTGGCGAGTTGATCACTAGACACTTTCCTGACTGGCGTAGAATCATTAACGAACTCCAGCGCTATAGTGTGAGTGGTAAGATTGATACAGGAATTCTTGTAAACTTATCTGACGAGCACTTCACCCAGCTGGTCACTATCCTAAGGGATAGACGATTCAATGATATGAGAAAGTGGGTAGCAGAGTCAAGTGATATTGATTCATCTGTTCTTTTTAGAAAGATCTATGATGCATTAAACACTATTGCCAAGCCAGTATCGATTCCGCAAGCAATCTTGATCCTGGCTGACTATCAGTATAAGGCTGCATTCGTTGCTGATCAAGAGATCAATCTAGTAGCATGCTTGAGTCAATTGATGGCTGAGGTCGAATACGCATGAATCCGTTCGACTATCTAAACGCCATCAATTATACCAAGATTGATGTGATATCTACGTCGGAAAATCCGGAAAAAGCCGAGAAATTATACAATCCGTATCTCGTTAACCGTGGTTTGTCGTATTTCGCGGATACTGTGCTGTATTGCAATGAAATTAATATGCGGCACCATATGGATAAAAGGCTCCAATTTGACTTCCTACTAAATAGTATAAGGAAGAACAAAAGGTTCTCCAAATGGCACAAAGCTGAAGTGGATGAAGACGCACAGATTATTAGTAATTACTATAAGTGCAGTATTAGAAAAGCTAAGGAGATGCAATCAATACTATCTACAGATCAGCTTAGACAATTAAAAGAAAAAATGAGTGTAGGTGGAGCGAACAGATGATTACAGTAGACAGTTTTATTGAAGTCACTCTAAAGCAAAATGATGACTTCTTGAAGGTTAAAGAAACACTAACCAGAATCGGTATTGCATCCGAAAAGAACAAGACACTATACCAGTCTTGCCACATACTCCATAAGAAGGGAAAGTACTACATTGTACACTTCAAAGAGCTTTTTGCTCTAGACGGTAGACCTTCGTCTCTAACTGACGATGATGTTGCCCGCCGCAATACAATTGTCAATCTACTTTCCGATTGGGGTCTTGTTGCATTAGTAGATCCTGAAAAGACTAAAGAACCAGTTGCCCCTATGAGACTAATTAAAGTCATTCCATTCAAACAGAAGAATGAATGGCAGTTAGTCACGAAGTACAATATTGGTAGATCGAAGAAAGGTGATGACAATGCGAACGAAAGCGATGAAGCCGAATAAGAAGTCAAATAGTAAACAAAGGAGATAAACATGGGTACGTTATTAGTATTAGTTCTACTTGCTGTTGCTGGTTGGGTAATCTGGAAGCTTTATAAGAAGCCAGATCTTAACAATGACGGCGTTGTTGATGTCAAGGACTTGGTTGCTGCTGCCCAAGAAGTAGCAACAGAAGTAAAGGCAGAAGCAACTGAGGCTGCTGGTAAGGTAGCAGCCAAGGCTAAGAAGATTCGTAAGAAGAAGGCCTAATCTGGCATCTGAACGAGACCCGTTTAGATGCATGCCACTACCCTGTAAGAACAGGGTATATTCGTAATAAGAAATGACTCTTATTACGACAAAACCACGCGGATGTTGTAACTCCTTGATTCTACAGGAGTTGTAACTCCGCGTTTTTATTAGGAATTTTAAGACACTTGTAACTTATTGATTTTGAAGGGAATTAGCAGTTGACCCTACACGACCGGTAGCGTATACTGCTCGCATTGGTTGGGTGGTCTGACCAATACCGAACTTCGGTTCGGAACTAACGTTGATTGATTGAGGATTTATATTATGGCTTCTATTTCTATTCCTGGTAATGATGGTCAGCTGACTGTTACGAACCTTCCGTTGAACAAGGTCGAGCGTGCTACTGTAGCTGCTGAGACGTTGATCGCTGGTGGCTTGTCCAACTCAGCTGTTCTTGCTAAGATGTCTAAGTATCAGTCGGATAATCCGTCGGATGGCGAAGACTTGTATAGTCAGCAAGCTGCGTCTATCAAGACTCCAGCTGCTGTGACTAAGACTGTTAAGGCCAAGACTGTTGCTCCTGTTGCAGCTGCTCCTAAGGCCAAGCGTGCAAAGGGTGCTAACAACGCCAAGCGTGCTCGTGCTCTCGAGATGTTCAAGGACATGACCACTCAGGGTCTCTCGCAAGAGAAGATGCTGAAGGCTGTTCAGGACGAACTCAAGATCACTTACGCCAATACGTACTACTACTACTCGCGAGTGTTCAAGAAGGCCTAATGGCTACGGAGGCTAGCATTGTGCTAGCCTCCTTTTTCTTTTCTTGAGGTAAGTATGTTTCAGAAGTTTGATCCAATACAGACGCAAAAGTTTTTAGAAGAGGCTAACACAATCATCGCTACTGCTAGTAGTGTAATGGCAAACGAAGGTGATAGCCTAACATCACAAGACCTCTACGATCTTGTAGAGCGAATTGAACGAGCAAGAAATCTTCTCTTGACCGTTGGTGACCGAAAGTACTTTATCGAGCGACAACAGGAAGTAGCATAATGAGTAAGTTGAAACACGATTTGATTGGTGAAGACTTCAAAAAGCTTCTTGGCGAGATGGTTGCAAGTCCTAATGTCTCGTTAGATGAGGTTAAGACGTTCTGTGTTGAGCTCATCAATAAGGGAGTGAGCAGCAGAGCTAAGAAGGACACGTTTATTCGTGAAGTGCAAGCTGCCAAACGAAAGGACATGGCTGCTTGGCCTGTGTATAGTTACATCTTGGCTGGCGAAGGCAACAAGGTAGGTTAATATGGTACACTATGAGTACGAGGCAAAGCATATGAGTTTTTATGAGATCAAAGAGGCGAATGGATTTATAAGTATGTGGTCGTTGTACGATGGTGTGTGGGATGTGGAAGACTTCTCTCCTTATAAAGGAAGAACGATGGTCTACTCAGACAATTTTGGCGAGCCTGTTGAAGTAACATTGCCAGAAGGCGACTTGTCGTGGCTCGATCTTTGGCGAGCAGCTGATCAATGTATTAAGCGTTCTGGCGATACTCATCACGTGTTTGTGGAAGGCTTCAAACAGAATGGTGGCGTGCTTGAATTGATTACCGGCAGCTAGTTGACTTTCTAACCAAAATCTATTATAAATACAGACGCAGGTGCCATTATGGGCCTGCGTTTTTTATTTAACTCGCTTATTAAAGGAGATAACTATGACTAGACAAACACTAAGTCTATTCGATCACATCGATCGTACCTGGCACAATCATACAGTTGGTTTTGATAGAGCATTTGAGGTTCTTCAACATGCAGCCAACGTAGCCAGAACCAATGACAACTTCCCACCATACTCACTAGTTAAGAAGGACGACTTCAATTATGAATTGGAGATGGCTGTAGCCGGATTCAATCAAAAGGATTTGGAGATTGTGGCCTCAAAGAACAGGCTATCTGTAGTTGGCATGAAGCCAGAAAAGGATGAGCGTGAGTATATCGTGAAGGGAATTGCTGGTCGCAGTTTTGCTCGTGAATTTGTTCTTGCTGATACTATTGTTGTACGTGAAGTGAATTTGACAGATGGTATCTTGACAATCCAACTTGAGAATGTGGTACCTGAAGAGCAAAAGCCAAGGAAGATTTCAATTGGTAAACGAGCAATTGAATCCAAGGCTGAACTACTTGTTGAAGAAGACAAGTAACTAATAGAAAGGGGGCTTAACTGCCCCCTTTCCTTTAATATTTTATTAAATTTAGTTGACAAACACATAAAATATGTGTACACTTTTCTAAATAAGAATCTACGCCTATTGAATCTTGTTACATCACGAAAGGAGAAATTATGAACGATGTACATGTTAAGGGCAGAAATAGTAGAGGAGTTCTCTTTTCTCTACTAGCCGCATTCGCGGTATCAATCGTGACGTTGTCTGGTTCGCCAGCATATGCCCAAGTCACATCCGCCACCGCCGGAGGTCAAGTTGTTGACCAACAAGGATTAGTTAAAGGTGGCGCATCCGTTGAGTTAGTTCACGTTCCATCTAACACTGTCACTAAGACGGTCACTGACACAAATGGTAGATTCAACCTAAAGGGTCTACGTGTTGGTGGTCCATACAAGTTAACAGTTCGTATCGATGGTAATGTAGTTGCTGTATTGGATGATCAATATCTCCAATTAGGTGACACTGCTAACCTCAACGTAGTAGCTGAGTTACTAGCTGAAGTTGTTGTCCAGGCAGGCAGAGCAGATGAAGTATTTGATGCTGCCCGTACTGGTACAGGTACTGTAGTTAGTAGTGAGAGAATTGCTGCTCTCCCATCCATTAGTAGAAATATTCAGGACTTCGTAAGAACGGATCCTCGTATTGCTCAAACGGATAAAGAGCGTGGTGAAATTTCAGCAGGTGGACAAAACACTCGCTTCAACAATATTCGTATTGACGGTGTAAGCACCAACGATGCGTTTGGCCTTGAAGCAAACAATCTACCAACTGATCGCCAGTCAATTCCTCTTGACTCAATCGAATCAATCAACATTGCTCTTACAGACTTCGATGTTGCTCGCTCAGGTTTCACTGGCGCAAGCATCAATGCTGTAACTAAGAGTGGTACGAATACATGGAAAGGCACTGCCTACTACATTACTCGTGACGCTGACTGGGTTGGTAAGCGCAATGGTCAAAAGTTCAAGGGTTTCGATTCAGAAGAAACACTTGGTCTAACTTTTGGTGGTCCAATCATTGAAGACAAGTTGTTCGTCTTTGGTTCATACGAAAAGTTTGAACGTGCGGCGCTTGCTCCAACATTTGGTCCAGTTGGTTCTGATGCATCAACAATCGTAACAGGTATCACACAAGCACAGTTGGCTGAAGTTGCAGCCATTGCTAAAGATGTCTGGAAGTTTGATGCTGGCTCGTTTGAACCACCTGGAGCATTGAACACTGAGATCGAAGATATTATGGTCAAGTTTGACTGGAATATCAATGACGATCATCGTGCTGCTTTGCGTTTGAATCGCACTGAGCAAAGTGATCCATATCTCCGTAACATCGGTGCTCGCGATCTTTCATTGTCAGGTTACTGGCATGTAAATAACAAGAAGTTTGAAAGCGTTGTTGGTCACTTGTATAGCAATTGGTCAGACAATCTTTCAACAGAAATGTCACTCAGCATGGCAAATCAATCATCCCTATGGGATATTGGTGATCCACGTCCAGCCATTCGTATCTGCTTGAACAGTTCTTCATGTTCTGGTGCAGATAGCATCTGGATTGGTAGTGAGCGTTTCCGTCATGTGAACATTCTCGAAACTGAAACAATTAATGCATTCGCTGCTGCAACTTATACAGTTGGCGACCATGCAATTAAGTTCGGTGCTGAGTATGAAACACGTGACATCTTCAACTTGTTTGGTCGTGATCAGTTTGGTTACTATGAGTTCTACGGCATTAATGCATTCCGTGCAGGTACGCCAGCCGTTTACAACCTTTTCTATCCAGTTAATGGTGATGTAAACAGCCGTGCTGCTGCTTGGACATTAGAGAATGCTGCTGTGTTCTTACAGGATACTTGGACTGTTAGCCCAACGTTGAATGTAACTGCTGGTGTTCGTGTTGATATGCCAATC